ACAAGCCCTTAGTACGTGTTAGTAACTTAGCTGTTACTTCTAAGCACACGGAAAGGGGCTTTTTTATTTGTGAGGTTATATGATTAGAAATGAAAAAGGACAATTTATTAAAACATCTATAAAGAAAAACTGTATAAATTGTGGAAAAGAGTTTAAAGCATATCCTTCTGCATTGAAAAGAAACAAAGGAAAATATTGTTCTAAAAAATGTTATAGCGAATTTAGCAGAACTCGTATTGTTAAGAAATGCCTTATTTGTGGCAAAGAGTTTTTTACTTATTCCTATTGGATTAAAAAAGGAGAAGGAAAATATTGCAGTAAAAAATGTTATGGTCAATCCCAATACACTATGAAGACAGTTAAATGTCTTGTATGTGGAAAAGAATTTCTCGCAAATGCAAGTCGTGTTAAAAAGGACAGTGCAAAATATTGTTCTAGTAAGTGTTGGCATACTGTTCGTGATATAAGTGGAAACAAGCATCCTAACTGGAAAGGTGGCAAGGTTTTTCATTCCCTTGGTTATGCAAGCATATATACCCCAAAACATCCCTCTTGCAACAAAGCGGGATATGTATTTGAACACCGCCTTGTAATGGAGAAACATCTTAGAAGATATCTCAACAAAAAAGAAGTTGTCCATCACATTAATAAGATTGTTTCTGATAACCATATTGAGAACCTTATGTTGTTTCCTGATAATACTTCTCATTGTAAATATCATAGGGAAAATCCTTTATAAAATCTATAGTTCATCGCTAACGCCGATCTTGGACTGAATGAATATGCTTAATAACAAATAGAGCCATGTACTCATATGAGCTAAGTAGTTCAACATCATCATTCGTATCATCTAGCCACCTGTTGTTTGCTTTCTTTAACACATCCGCAAATTCTTTAATGTCTTTCATTGGTACACCCTGTACTTTATCTTGCTTTAACTTATTATCACTCTTAAAGCTATTGTCGCTATTCCGCCGCATATTATCACCAGTACCAGTATTCTCATCCATGACATTAAATGGTTTATTGACGCACTGTGTTCTCCGCATTGCAGCCCGTCTAATTTTCTGAAGATTCGCTCGTTGCATTCGTCTTTCTTCTTTCGGTAGATGTTTGTGTGATCTATCCAATCGTCAATTTTTGTCTCTACTCTTGCTAGTCTACTGTCTGTGTCTGTCATGGTCAATCCTTGTCTGTGTGTTCGTAATAGTCTAATTCAATCCAATGAGTATTATCACTAGCATCTAAACTTTTTATCTCAAAGGCATATAGAGTAGCTGGTTTTAATATCCATTCTTGTGTTGCTCTTGCCATTCCACCAATTGATTTAACAGGGCTTGTTGCAGCACCTAAAGGTGTGCTTGCTATAGATGTACCACCAGTAACTTGAGCCATGTTTGCGATAGAAAAGTATGTAGCCTGTCCTTGAGTATTAGGGTCTGTAGAGGTGTCCCAGACTGTAGTAGCTGTTGGAGTACCAACTCTATTTCTATTGTATACAACAAGTGTGTCACCCTCATTATTGGTAACTGTTGGAGCTTCAAATATAGTTGCCATAGATACACCAGTTGCAGATGCAGCTACAGTTATATGAAGATATTTAGTTGTAGAAGGTGTTAGAAACGTAATGATACTTCTGTCGTTGGTATCAGTTACATCTTGTGTGTAAACACAACTGAAAGAGCCACCAGCGTGTATCTCATGGTGTTCGTATTCTATGGTTTGAATAGAATGAGTTGACGCATCCATTCGTGCAGGTTTGATTGTATCTGCATCTATACGGAAATTAGCTATAGAGTTTGTTGCTGTACCATTTTTTCCATCAAGGTTAGTATCATCATCAGCTGCTTGAACTATATCTATGATGTTACCACTGGTGTCAGTTACTACTATGTAGCCTCTACCAGAGGTATCACCTTTCCAGTTATATACTTTACCACTATCATAATCAAATACATGTCCAGACATTTGTTATCCTTTACATTACAGCTGGTGTTTCACCAAATCCACCATCTCGGTCTCTACCCATACCTGATGTGTCATGCCCACCAGATTGTGATGCTTCTACCATCTCTACTCGTTTAGGTAGGTCATGGGTTTTAACTTCAGCTATTTGTTCGGCGAACTTGCTGTCTGATTTCTCTTTAGACCATCCAAAATGCTTTGCATAGTCAGCTACAGATTTATAGTTCCTTTGTCTAGCTCTATCCTGCATCTCAGGGTCTTCTGTAAAATGTTGTCCCAAGGTTACTATCTCACCTGATTTGTCTGCTTTATATAGTTCGTACATAGCGGCACGGTCAGGTCCTTCATAGATGAATGGTTCACCCGGCTTAACTTCTTTTTCGTAATAGTCTGAATACTCAGCACTAGGGTTCTTGATTGTCTTGCCTGATTTGTTGATAAGACCAACCTTCTCCTTTGCTACAAACCATTCTCCATCTTTACTTATCCATTGTGGCATTTGTTCCTCACTTTCTTCCCCGAAGGGTTTGGAATTGGTGGTTAACACCTGTAGTTTAACTACTTTAGTTCTTTCTCTTTAGTGTATCTGCTTGGGTCTACATTAGACCACGAAGGGTCATATATCTTTCCTTCAGATTCTATCCACATGTGCTTGGAGCCATCAAGGTCACCTACAACTGCTACATGGTCTATCCCAGCCTTGGTTAATTGACGTGACAGAGCTATTGACCTGTCCTGACAATTCGCATTAGTATTCATGTATTTGAAGTATACATCCCCTTCTAACTTCTCTGCTGGTGTCATTGTCTGGCAGCCAGTCATTATGAATAAAGCTATTGTTAGTAATATGTATCTCATAGTACCTCCTTTGTTACAGATTATAATCTCCACGAGTCTTTGTGTATGCTCTCCATACTTTTGCTGCATCCCATTCAGATTGGTCTATTCCTATTTGACCCATATCGCCTTGAAAGAAATATGCAGGTGTACCAGATGTGCTAGCACCTACTAGCATAAGTTCTGTTGAAGGTTCCATAGCAACATACGAGCCATCATCAGTTGCTGTACTCGCTACTGCTAAACCATCCACATACATAACACAATTAGTTCCCCCTAGTGCTGTTGCCCCACCTGTACCATCATAGGTTATTGCAAAGAAATGCCATCCTACTGATAATGCGGAATCTGTTTTTCTATAACTTTGAACACTTACACTTTCGTCATATATTTGCAACGTCAACACTTCGGTGGATTGAATATTTACCTGCCATTCATTAACATTTGCTGACCATTTAGCCATTATTATTTGATTTGTTGCTGTAGCTACAACCTCTATCCACCCAAAAAATGTAACAGCTTCATCATTTGAACCATCACCAAACGAAAGGTCTGCCGCATCAGGTGTGGTTAAATAATCATCCCCTGCATCAAAGTCTAACGCCCATACAAAACCTTTATGTATCTGGTCTGCTGTAGTCATTGTGCCTTGATATGTAAGGCTATGACTATTTTCTGTCTGGTCAAGTTCTGTTGTTGCAGGAGTTGTCCAGTTGTAGAGGCATATAGGTGTGGTCATTTCTTCTAGGAGTTTGCCTGAGGATGTGTAGCTACTGTTGTCTGCGAAAGAATCTTTAGTCTCAAATACTTCTGGGATGTATAGGTCAGAGGTTACAACAGTTCCAGCATAGGTTATCGTACCAGAGGTTGTGTTGTTTACTAAAACCGTATCATATACAGTTAAAGTCCCACCACTTGCTACTGCTACATCTGCACTTGCTCCACTATACGAACCTCCATAGATGTTTATTAAAGCATCTACACCAGAGGTTGTAGCCGCACCGTAACTTGTTGCCCCTATTGCTACTGAATGACAATCGTATGAGTGTAAAATAATATCTTGTGTTGCCGATGAATCATTAGATGCTATACCATTAGAGGTTGTACCATTTACCGTACCACTACAATTATATGCATATACATTTCTTGTTGCATCTGCTGTAGCTGTATTGCGAGCATATAAACCGTCTGCGGCATTGTCGCTCGATGTTACATCCCACGTGCAATTTCTAAATGTTACATCACAATTAGCAGTAACAAATGCTCTTTGTATATTACTTGCATTTAAAACAACGTCGACATTGTTTATTTTTCCACCAGTTAGATTATCACCATTATAATATATCCCATAATTTAAACCTGCACTGTCACAAGTAATTGATAAATCTTCTATTGTTATATTACTAAAACTTCCTAGAAATACACCGAGAAGTGTCGTTGTAGCATCAATTGTAGTTATGCCTTTACCTTGACCTTTTATTTTTAATACTTTCGTTACACCAATAGAAGCATCAACACTGTACGTACCTGCCGCTAGAATTAGAGTATCCCCTGAGGTAGCCGCTGTTATGTAAGCATTTATCTGTGCTGCAGTTAATCCAATAGGTACATAGGTTATATTAGAATTAACAAAATCTATCTCTGCCGCAGAGTTTAACGCTATCCCACCTGTATCAGTAGTTATAGAGAAATCTCCAAGAGCATCTGCGGATAGGGCTAGTTGGACCTGCGGGTCACTTGTCTGCGCACCCTTAATCATTGTTAGTGTAGAGCAGTCAACTGTTGCGGAACCCATCGCAACTGCTACCGGTATTGCACTGAATAGAACTGTGTTAGTTACCTTTTTGGTTGTACCACCCTGATTTATAACATGCTCATCTGTGGCAGCTGGTGCTGTTGCTGCTGTTAATGCAGAAATCTTGGAATCTGCCATAGTTATCTCCTTGTTATACTATAAGTTTATCGCCGGTTTCTTGGAGAATCAAATCTCCAGATTCCTTGGCTAAGAATATTACATCACCGAATCCACCACTGAACCCAAATACTCCAAACATACCTATTATGCCTGAGAGTGACATTGTAGCCTCCTAGGTTATGCAGTAGTTATCTTATATATTAAATTAGCTGTACAGTTACCTGACGCAGCTGGCGTACACACCACGCTAATTGCAGTGTTAGTGCCAGCTATTGGACCTATATCGCCAAAGTCACGCCCTACGGCTGCATCAGCAGGTCCATTCATTGTTAGTTTTGTTGTGCTTCCAAAGATTAATGTTACTGTGAAAGGTTGGTCTGTAGATGAACCATCAAAGCCAACTATCTGGTAGTTCTTGTCTGCTACAGCTGCAATGGTTGCAGTTGCACTAGCACCACTAGCTGTTGTAGTTGTAGCTGTAAGTGAATTGTTGTTAAGAGCCATTGTATTCTCCTTATGATGTGTCCATGGGGGGGCTTTCTATTATGCCCACCCCATAGTTACACATTGATGATTATTCTAACATTAAGTTTATAACACCGTGACCTGTTGTATCTCCAGGTGTTACGATTAACCCAATATTAGGGAAATTATTCCCAGCTGTTCCATCAAGCTGTGCAGGGACATAAGAACCTGCGATTGATTGAGAAACCTGAGCTACGTTACCAGCTGAACCAGCTGTATCACAGAATACTGTACCTATACCAGCAGTTTGAATCCAACCAAATGGTTTCGTTGCTGTAAGTGTAGCCATTGTAACACCAGCCACTATCCCATCAGTTCCTGTACCAGCAACGATGAGGTTAGAGTATAGGTTACCTGTGATAGCACAGTCAGTTGTTGCTGTAAGAGCAACTTGGATTTTGTCGTATAGTTCTATACGGATATTACCAGTTGCAGGTGTATCAGTAGCCGTGTTACCACGAATACGGTATGTATATCCTTCACCAATATCATCTGTTGTAGAGATATATCCACCAGCGAATGCTCCAGCTGTGATAGATGCTATGGTGATTTCTAGGTAACGTGATCCAACAGAACCAGCTGTTTTGTTGTCATTAGCAATTGCTACTGCTGATGCAGGTGCAATAATAGAGTTATCTAGGTCAATTGTACTAGAACCAGAGAAATCCTGTGCTACAAGAAGCCCACGGTCAGTTGCAGTTGACATAGCTGCGTAACGAAACTTTGCTCCGTCTTGACGAGTGAATCCTGTACCTATTGCGAACTCAGGTGTTGCATCAATCTTGTAGAGTTCTAGATTACCAGATGCTCCCATTGTTCCTACAGTTGCATTGCTGAAATAACTTGATTGGTTTACTGCCATTTGAATCTCCTTTCGGGGTTAGCCCCACGACTTCGTGCGAGGCTGTTCGTATCCCCATGTTAATTAGGTGTTATTAGGTCTTTGCTACCAAGAACAAAGTACCAGTTATGTCGTCCTCTCCAGTGTTAAAAGACAATGTTCCAGAACTATTTGATATGTGTACGGCTTTTGCAGCTGTGTCAGCTAGTGAACAATTGAACCAGAAGCCAGACAGGTTAGTTGATAACCCAGTTGCATAAGTATCGTCATTATCAATGTTAGTATCTGAATAGTCACATATTAGCATTGTAAGAGAACCAACACTTTCTCGTGTTATTGTATCAGGCGTTTTTTCTGCCATGATTAATCCTTTCCTTTTAAAAATGGAAGTATTTTGTGCATCTCTCCACTTTCCCATCTGTCTTTTGCAGTAATAGAACCATGTTCTTTAGAATTTGTAAGCATAAGATTTTCTGGTCTATCATCATCTCTAATATGGTTTACATGATGAACTAATTCGCCTTTTTGTAGATAGCGTCCTATCTTTGATTCTATGACCAAATTAGCTCGTTTAACATATCCACCTTGAATCTCATTAGGATGACCAGTAGCTCGTACAAAGACATATCCATTATTCTTATACTCACCACTACCAGTACATCTCTTCTTCCTATCCTCTAAAGATAGTCTTTTACCTAAATGTGCTTTAGCTATCTTGTCTTTTGTATCCTGAGATAGAATGGCTCCTGTTCTATCAAAGCCAGGTTTCCTAGTAGGAATACCAAACTTCTTCATCCTACGAAACAAGGTCACCTTATTAATCCCTAATGTTTCTGACATTTCCCTTAAACACATTTTATTCTCCAGATATAGTTTGCTTAATACTTCCCTTGTTGCTTCCATAACACCTCCTTTACTGCAAGGTATACAAGAAACAACAAGTTGTCAATTAATTTATGAAATACTTGTGAGTTTGAAATTACGTCTTCTGTTACCAGTAGTCATGTTACCTCTCCAGAGGTAGTAAGCGACTTTAATCGTTTGGTTTACAGGTGAAACAAAGTCAGTTGTGATAAGATCTGTCTGACTATCTACTTGTAACCGTGAATAGTTAAAGTTCATACCGAACATAAGTCCTGTAGAGATGTTGTTACCATATACAACCGGGACACCCATGAAAGTGATGTTCTTTACACCAGCATTAGCTGTAAGATCACCATTAGATAAGCGTTCAATAGGAAGTCTAGTATTCCAAAACTTACCCCAAACTACTTTGGTTGTAATATAGGCTGTTGGATTATCTATTGTAGCAGAGCTAGATACAGCAAGTGTAGCTGTATTCATGTCTGTAAGACCTTGTGTAGCGAATGCTCCAGAGGTTGTTACAGTTCCCTGCCAGTATGTGTCGCTTGAACCGTCAAGATTACCAAGTGTCCCTGTATTAACTAGGGTTTCAAGGTCAATCAGGTTGTTTGCTTCACCAACTGGTGTTGATAGAGCTTGGTCAAGACGTTCAACGATTGCTTTTCTTGATAGCTCAGTTTTTGTTGCTACGAGGTCAAGGATCTTGTGGACCTGACCACTGTTGTTACGCTCTTCATCACGAGTTATCTGGATCGGCTCGTAAGCATTCTGCCATTTGTATTCAACTGTGCTTAGTGTGTTAGGGACAGATTGATTAAGGACATCTGCTCCTAGATAGAATCCACCAGCTGTTTGTTTCTCTTTGATTAGTGTTTCTGTAAGAGATAATCCACCGTCTACTAATCTCTTGTTTTCGTTCATGTTCAGTAAACGCCATACAACAGGTTCGTTGTAAGCATTATCTGTAAGAGTCTTAGCATAGTCTGCCAAACTCGTGTTTAGTGCAACAGTGTTTAGTGTTGCTGGAATTGCGAAGTTAGTCATTTGATGTTCTCCTTGTTATTTGGCACTTCCACCAGTTGATTTAAGTGATGCGGAATAGAGGCGTTTAAAGAATGATTCGCCACTTTCACGTTCATCTCGTTTCAATGGTGAAGATGGGGTAGAAGTTGATATACCTCCATCATATGAAGTACCTTCAGTGTTTACATTTATTTGTTTACGTTCATCTTGCCGCCCAAGTTCGTAGGCACGTTTAATGCCTGGCTCATAGTCTAATACCTTGTGGATGTATTCACGTGTGTTTGTTACACGATTAGCTAGGAGATCAGCGGTAATAGTGTCTACTGCCTTTGGGTTATAGTTGGGATACTTGTTTACGAGTTCTGTGTCTTCCTTTTCACGGATAAGCTTAGATTGGTTCTGCATTACAAGTTGGTTCTCTTGTTTGATGCGAGCAATCTCTTGTTTATCCTTGTCTGAGAGGCTTGAATACTCATCCTCTTGAGAGTTCTGTAGAACATCGTTAGCTGAAGTTACAAAGTTCTGGTCTTGCATAAGTTGACGAACTCGTTCTGGTGTCCAGGTTTGAGGTTCGTTCTTAATTTGAGACTCTAGGGTTTTGCGTAATTCAGCTATATCCCTGTATTTATCCTGATACCCTTTTTCTAAAGACTTGTATGCAGACTGTGCATAGTTCTTGGCTTCATCCACAGACTCTATGTTGCCCCATGCATTAGGGTCAAAATGGTCTGGCGTTGGTTTAGAAGCTGGGGCTTCAGTTGGTTTGAAGTCTGCAACACGCTTAATGATATTCTCTTCAGGCTTCTCTGTAATGGGAGAAGGTGCTGGAGTATCATTAGTCTGTTGAACCTCTAGTTGTTCGTTAGGCATTTCTTGTCCTTCGGTTATTACAGTTGATTCTGGCATACGTAACTCCTTTCGGTTAGTTGATGGTATGTCATTCGGTTATTCATGTTAGTTATCCTATGTTGAACTGTTGTGTTTTCATTATGTTCTGCATTTCTTCAGGCATTGCTGATGCAGGTTCTTCAGGTTTATGTAGTTCTATAAGTGCCATTAAGGCTTCCTTGTTGAGTTCACTATCATAGATATTGTTAGAGGTGATTATTTCGGACATAACGTTAGGGCGTGAAGTGTCTGATACTGTACGGATACATTCTATTGAGTCTATAGCTATTGAGACTTCTCGGCTAGTGTCTAGGAATCCACTCATCTCATACCTCCTTGATCGGTAGGTAAGTTCTTGGGTGTTCTGTCTCTGTCTTTGATTATTCCTTTAGATACCATGAAATCTATCTCTCTGTCTGAAAGTCTAACATTACCTTTAGAGTCAGTCTTGTTTTGCACACCTCGTAGAAAATCTACTGAATCCTTGGAATATGCAGGTGTTGGGTGGTTATCGTGACGTGAGTTCTCAGCCTTTGATTCAGAGACTAAACCAGCTTTTGCACATTCTTTATCGTAATGAGCTTTAGAGGATATGTATTTGCCGTCTTTAGTGTCCCAATTGGGTAAAGCACGGTTCATATGTTCATAGTTAGTTGACTTGATGCTTATGTTCTTGTTATCCATTATTCCTCCTCGTCTAACTTTAAATACTTTACCCAAAACTCTGTGTCTGTATTATCCATTTAGATTGTCTCCAATGTTGGTTTAGGAAGCTTGATCTGTTGAGGAGGATTAACCCCTTTGTTCTTTACCTGTTGCATCAAGAGTTGTTGCTGGGAGATGAGTTGGTCTAGTATCTCGCTCATCTGTCCCATTTGTTTTAGAAGTGCAGCGGTTTGTCCATACACTTCTAGTTTGACTCTGTGGTCATCTTCTGGATTAGGTGGTTTCGGGGGTGGCTTACCTTGTAAAGCGGCTTGTACATTTGCTCTTGCTTCATTAAGTTGCTGGGCTGAGACAAATCCTTGTGATTCTTTGGGGTCTATGTTACGGAAGATATTTGGTTCCTTTAGCTTGAGTCGTGTTAACATCTGCTCAATGATTGGGGTAAGATTCATAGTCTTACCTTCCTCACTAATCTTCTTCATGATTGTAGAGTTGGTTAGGGCATTTGTTGTTAAGGCTAGGATAGTGTTCAGGTTACGTAGTTCTCGTTCAGGGTTCTCTGGAAGCATAGAGAAGACATTTATGTCTACGTCTACCTCGGCTTGGAGTTCTTCCCGGGTGATGTTTTCCTGCCAGTCTATGTCTAGTGTACCGATTATTCGTACAGCATCTTCTACAGTCTTGAATTGACGGTTAAGTTGGTTGATGTATTTGAATGATGAGATCAGGAAGTCAGCCATGAGGTCTTGACGGAAAGCAATACGCACAGCTCCTCCTGCTTCACGGATCTTGACCGACGTTGCAGACTCCTCACCTGATTGAAGGAATCCCTTACGGAGATCTGAGATTCCACTCTTGTCTTCTAAGTTACGTTGGATACGCTGGTCTATGATGTAAAGCTCAGATGAGGCTGACCCACCTGGGGATGCCACCATCATGTTGCGGCGAACATCATCAGAGTCTTTGAAGCGAATGATTGAGTTGTCGCCTCGTTGTACCGCAAGGATATCATCTTCATCTGCACCGTTTTCAGCGATACCTACCCAGATCTTAGAAGATTCTTGGGCATTGCGAAGCTGGAGATTGAAGATCACGTTCTTTTGGTCAACGATGGACTTGTAGGTGTCTATATCAGCCATCGGGGTTTTCACATCCGGGATATCATTGAAGTAGAGGAGTTTCGCTGGGAAACCCTTGGCTTTGATAGTCCAGTTGTTTACACGGAGAGGTTTGGATTGTTCGGGGGTTAAAAGGAGGATATAACCCTTTTTGCCTTCTCGTGCTTCTTTCTTTGTGGGTCTAAGGAATATCTCGTATAATTGGACAAATTTAGCCATTCTAGACTTGTTGAAGTCATTGTCGGCATAATCTACGAGGGATTTCGTTGGGGTAGAGGTATCACGACCATTCATCTGGTTAAAGGTTTCTAGGGCTGAGAAACGATTGCCTGTTGTAGCGGATTTCCCACCTACCTTTGTGCCATAGCCTTTGTATCCTTGGATGAGTTTCTTGTCTACATCAAGTTTATCATCTTCTATGAGGTCGATTAGGGGCACGTCTATGATGCGACCGACCCATTTAGCTTCATTGATGTTGGATATTGAGACTGATGGGTCGTATATGAACTTCATAGGACTAATTCTTGATACGAACACTTTCCCATCACTTATGAGGAAATCCTGCTCTTCTGTCATACCGAAATCACCTTTATAGCCATGCCATAGGATTCCGTAGGGATAGATGAGTGAATCTAGGAGTGTCTTGCGATTCTCTGTTTTATAGTCCATTTCTTCTACAACTGAGTAGTTAAGGATTGATTCTTGGCTTGACGCAGATTTAGAACTGTCTAACTGAACTTCTACCATTTTGCCACTGACTGGGTCTCTCTTCTTTGTGATATATGTCTTTTGCTTTGGCTTGAGGATCGCTCTAGGGGTACGAAAGAATATAGAAGGGAGATAGGACTGAATGATGGGGTAAACTTCATTCACAACTATATCCCAGTCTGAGGCGAATGCCGGGACGTAAGTTCCGTTGTAGCGAGATAAGCATTCATCAAGGATAGGTTTCAGTTCATTGTTGTTATATGCAATGGACATGTCTATTTCGTTGCGTAACGCCATTAATCGTTCTTCATCAATCTTAATCTTGTTAGCTACCATTTAAGTCTCCTAGATAGGGCATACCGTTGTCGGTATAGTGTAATGTGAGTTACGTTTCATAGTAAATTGTCCGATATTAGTTCTTTTGTCAAGTCTTCTTTTAGTTTTGTCTATATGCCAAGAGCGAAGTTGCATGAATGCGGAATCTTCGGTTTGGATTGCTTGTTTCTTGGCGGATTTGGGGAATTGAAGTAATTGTACAACACCTTGGAGTGCATCTGCAAGGTCATCATGAGCAGAACTTCTTATCCTGACTAATTGGAGTTCAAGGTCTCCCATACCGTGTTTATGGTAGAGAGTATGTTGGCTATAACGAGGTTGTAGTCTGGTAACGATACGTTCTATCTTCTCTTTACCCCATAGTAAGTCTTTAAGTACAAGATAGCGATTCCTGACACGCATAGCTTGTTTAAGAAACCAGCGAGCAACCTTTTCTAGTTTAGCCTTCTCAAATCCTATGGGAACGACTGAACCGGTTATAGCATTGAGGCGTTCCTCCATAGTGAAGATAATCTCCTCAAATTCATCTGGACGTAAACCTTTCTTGCAGATGTAGTCGTCTACTAGGATGTCTGATTGCGGTGTGAGGTATGCAGGGAGGATAACTGAGTAGTCTGACTCTTGTTTATCTTCCCAGGCAAGGTCACAGGCTATTGCGGCTTTGCAAGAAGCTAGGGGGACCTTAGACTTGATGTTGCCTTCTTGGTCAAACATTAGAGCGTTCATATTGTCTATACGCCAGTATCTGAAATCTTTCTTCTGGATTTCTTCTGTACCTGATGCAGAAGGGTCATTCTGGATTTCTCGGGCAAAAGTGTGTGGTTTGTCTTTACGATAGGATAAGAGCCAGTCTACTGAGAACTTTTCAGCCCAGAGTGAGAAGAACTCTTTGGTATCGGGGTCTTTGTAGAGACCTTGGAAGAAAACTTTGGTGTATTCTTTGTATTGGTCCTTAGACATGAGCTTGGCTAGTAGGCTATCGTCATGGAGGATTGTACCGATGATGATGAACTGGGTGTCTATGTCGCCGGCTGGGACTACAGCATTGTCAAAGTCTTCTACTAGTTTGAGGCGGCGCTCAGGACTTCTGACGAGTTCATCGTTCTCTATGTCGTCTCCTATGATTAGGTCTGGGCGATAGGCTCCAAACTTCCTACCACGGATATTACCCATCTGATCGGCACCTAGGCAGATAACCATTGTCTCAAATCCGTCTAAGTGGCGAAAGATTGTTACATCCTCGGCATCTTTAGTGATTTCTATTTTGAAGTCTCGGACTAATCGCTCGTTTTCCTTCAGTTCTTGCTTGAGGGTTGATAACATCATCGTTGATTGCTTGAATGTGTTTGATATGTAGACCATGAAGCGGCGTTGCTTGAATACTAGCTGGTGGAGTGCATAGCCGAGACCTAGGACAGTTGTTTTGGCGCTTCCACGAGGTGCTGCGATAGATAAGAACCTGTTCTTAGCGGCTTCTTCCATGATTCCTAGGTGGAATGACGGAGAATCTAGCCGGAAATGATGCGGGAGATAGAACCAGGCAAATGCCATTGGTTTGGCTTTAAAGGATTCGTATAGTTTGTCTGATTGCTCCTGGGCTTTGACTGCTTGGTCCGCATGATGCTTCTCTAAGACTCTAACCACTCTGGCTTTGTCTGCCTTAGTATGGATTCTCGGCTGATCTGTATTTGGGGGAGCTTTTCTTGACTTCCTAGCCTTCGTAACCTTCTTTTTCTTCTTCGTAAGTGTCTTTGGGGATGCAGTCTTTGTCTTTCCTGAGGACTTTAGGCTTGAAGACTCTGGCTTAGATACTAACGGAGCAACAGATGAGGCACCCTGTGTCAATGTGGGCTTAACCTCTCGGTTTTCCCTTGGCTTATGTGTTGATGTCATCGTTACTCCGCTAATTCGCTAGTTAATCCGTTAAGTAATCCTAATATCCTCGGTTAATCTCGCACTCGGAACTCTATTTCTATAAGTATCGTTATCATATGTCCTTACCAGCAAAGTACTTTTGGTCAAAATCTACAGGATCGTGGGAGACAGGCTTCTATACCCATAAGGAAGATGTTCCCCGAAGCCGAATCCACAAACAAGCGGTTTAATAGGGACAGGCTTTCCTATGTTACCTAGGCGTGATAGGTTTCCTATGCTTCCTAGGTATGGTAGTCTTCCTAGTCTTCCTACCTTTCCTATGTTTCCTACCTTGCCTATCATACTTAACCTTCCTAGTAGTACTATGTTACCTATAATTACTATACTTCCTATGTTCTACGTGGAACACCGTACATATTGTTAAAGCTCGCGGGCTGTATCAAGTTTGCCCTTGTCTACCCTGTATTGATCACCTAGACTATTAAGCTTATCTATAATACTATCAAGCTTGCCGACATCCTGACCATTAACGCCGATGTTAACTTGCCGGTTGTCTATACTTATATCATTCTTACCCAGGCTATATAGTTTCTCTAGTATAAACTTCTTTGTTTCTAATCGTGTGCTATTGTCTGGGTCGGATGCTATACGTTGCCCCTTGAAGTATACCGGTTTAGTACTATCTAGATCATCGGTAAAGCTGGAAATTAAACTTGATAATTTTAGTCTATCATTCTTTTCTAAGAGGATTAAAGCTTTTTCCTTCACGCCACAATTAGCCATAAATTGATTAGCGTTTTTTCTTGCACATTCTTTGGATGCTTCTGGGTGAGATGCCATATAAGATAACGTATTATTTCCAGTATCAATATACTTCTTAACTGCCTTGTTAATAACTGGTGTGGCTATCATAATAGTTGCCCCTTTATTTTCGCATTACTACCATACCATAACTATATTGTCAAGATAATACTATAATTAAATACTAACAGACTGCGAAGCCTTGTTGTTACTGGGCTGGCGGTTGATGTAAAATAAATGAAATAAATGTGTAATACCCCTTGACAAACTGTAAGCTATGTTGTATAGTGTATACATGATAGCAATAGATAATAAATTAAATAGTAGTAAGATAATACTTGACAGTTTGTCATATGTCTTATATAATGGTTACATGATAAGGAGTGGTCAACAATCTAATCAAAGCCGGAAGGCAAAGGGGGAGAAGATGAAGCAAATAGTAAACTTTAATCAATTCTGTGATTCATTTAGAGATATGGGGAGAGATAATAATTTTAGTTATGAAGGCAAATTAGCCTTGTTTAGTTATCTAGAAGAATATGAGGATAGTACAGGTGAAGAAATTGAGATGGATATAATTGCCTTATGTTGTGAGTACACAGAATACAAGGATCTTAAAGAGTTTCAAGGGGATTACAGTACAGATTATAAGAACCTTGAGGATATAGAGTATAAGACACAAGTTATACCATGGGAAGAAGGTGAAGGCTTTATTATCCAAGCATTCTAAAGACAACTATATAGTTATATAACAGGGGCTTTAAAGCCACTATAGGAAAGGCAGGTGTAGTATGAGTATGGATACAGTAAGAATTGAAGAACACGAGCTTAACGGAGTCTATTGGTCCTATATAGCGGATATAGAGACTAGCAAGGACTATACAGTTAACTATATAGAGGGCTATACAGATATAGATAAGGTAGAACTATCAGACATTACAGGGCTTGACTGTAATAATAAAGAGTATACAGCAGATCAACATATAATTAATGAGTTAAGAGAATATGCTGTTAAACAGTTATAACCAATAGAATAGGGGGTAATTATGAGGGAGCCAGATAATAAACTAATAATAGAGGATAGAGCAGAGGATTTTGAGAATGAGTATATGTACTATGAAGGTATTAATGCGGATGAGATGATGCCGGGTAATGGTAGTGAATGTCCTATATGTTGTTTCGGTACAGTTAAACATATATATATGGGCAAAGGTCATCCTCTTAACTCAGAGCTAAAGTGTGGTTATTGCGGTTATGATTATGAAGATCTGTATTATATGCGTTTAAATGAGCAGAGAAGGCTTAAGAGTATAAAACAAGGGTAAGTTGGTAGGGTAAAGACTAATAATGGTCTACAGAGCCTGTGAGAGGGCTTAAACAAGGTATAAGGGGGTATAAGATGAAAGCATGTTTAAGTAAAGAAGGATATTTAAAGATAAAAAGAAATTCAGCTATAAAGGAGGCATACTGTCCTTATGATACAAGTGAAAGTATGTTTGGAACTATATGTGGGGATTGGTGTGCATTGTTTGAAGTATATGCACATTCAAAACAAGTTATGGGCACTGCATATAAAAATACAGAGATGGTGAGACTCCATTGTGGTAGTGGTAAAGCTAACTATGAACTAGTGAAGGAGTAATAGTATGTTTAGTATAGATCCATTAAGTATATTAGGGGTTGGCTATATAGTTGTCTTTATAGCCTGTTGCATAATCTATAATGTAATAGTAAGAGTAAGGGGGTTATGATGAATAAATATGAATATAGTGAGAAGGATAACAAGGTTATAGTAGAGGTACACGGATTAGTTGAGCCGGATACTCTTAAGGCAGTAGTTAAAGATCTGATAGGTAATATGTGTTATAGCATACCTTTGAAGACTCTTAAGGTTCTACTGGAGGATGCTGTGGACAATTATCCTGAGCCGGAAGAGATTGGGGGTGGATGTGAAGACTGCTAAGGAATTACATGAGGGGTTAGATATGCTAGTTGCAAGGTTTATTATAGATACAGGTAAGAGGCTGGGCGATACATCAGTAATGAAGTTGATAGAATGGAGTTATGGTCAGGCTTATAAGAAGAGTAGTAAGGGGGATAAATGTTAATCATAACAGTTATAGTTATAGTAATAGTAATTAGTCTATACGATAGGGAGGAGTAATATGAAAAGAGAAGTTAAGTTTTTATCAGGATACAATTGTATTGATTTTCCATGTAAGTTTGATAAGAAGTGTAAGCCATCAAATAGTCATGGGAAGCATGGCATAGAAATAGTGTTTTATGTGCATGGTGAACAAGGAGTAGTACAGTTTAAACTTTCAACTAATTGGGTTCCATATAAGAGTATTGCCAGTAATATTGGTTATAGGGCAGTGCATATAGACAAGTCAATTGCTGATTTATATCCAATGCCAACAGACTTGGGCTTCCATTCAAGAAAACCTATGTATGAGGGTCATACCTCTATGAACAAGTGTAATCTATTGGATGGAAATAAATGCTATTACGATGGAAGTAGTCTTAATGCCAACGATGCTTTTTATGTTTTGGTTAATTGTGGAGAAGAAGAATTATGGAGATTCTTAGAGCAATACTATAGGAGTGTTTTTGAAGAAGGAAAATATCCAGAGGTTAAAGAATATCGAAAGGAGACAGTATGAAGAAGCTATCAAAGATATCTAAAGGTGATATAGTGCTGCTCGGTTTAGGTTGTCTTCTATACACTGTTATCATTCTGTGTTGTTTGTAGTGGTAATTTCGCTGTGGGGAGATACTTTAAATTCTCCCCAGCGATTAACCAAAACAAAGGTAGATTGATGTATGTGTGTTTAGTTTCCCTTATAAAGAACTATCTAATACTAGGACACATAGTAAAACACATACTATTTTAAAAGCTAAATATATTAATACTAACGGTTTATAAGTTTTAGACCATGTGTTTAGGTTCAATGAGTATCAAAATACACATTATCTCTGGACACATCAAACAGATAGAATAGGAGGATTAAAATGAAGGTAAGATTGAATCTGGATTTAGTAGGGCTTGCGGTTCTTTATCTCCGCAAAAGCAACCATACTATAACCGTATCAGATGTATTTGAGGTATGTGAGAAGATCTTACAATGGAATGAGAGAGAAGGTAGAGGCGGGAAGAAGATGTATTTCCTGGATGGAGACATATTAATTGAGGATAGTCTCATAGGGATGGGGGAAGATATGTTGAAGAAAGATACGATTTAATTAGGAGTGCTAACAGACTGATAGTATAATGGGGTTAGAAGCGGAGGTTTATAGTGATAAGATTTAAGGGTGAGGGTTACAAAGTGGAAAGTATACTTACGGATGGGGAATTAGAGTTCCTGGGTGAGTTATACAGTAAGATACAAGATAAGAGGGAAACCTTTGAGGATTATATAGATAAGTATAAGGAAGAGCAGATAAATCAGTATATGCAGAATAAGGAGAACAGACTATGAGAATGCCTTTACGAGACAAGAGAACTATAGAGAGGATCAATTGTGCTAAACAAGACTTTAATGGTAAGCCGATATTCATTATCTATTTCCAGGGTAAAAGTATGAGTCCTGTTAAGCTGGGTAAGAATAAGGTTCATTGGATAGTACAGAATATAGAGAAGTTAAAGGATTTCTTAAGGGAATGTGGGGTAGAAGAACATGATATTAACTGAAGTTATACATAGATTACGAGAAGATGGGATAGATCTCCCGGAACATACTATAAGGAGAAGGATAGATAGATACGTTGAAGGGGCTACCAGAGGCAAGATGAACAACTTTAGGGACATAACCCCTAAGGAGTACAGAAAGTTGCTTGTAGGGCTTGCTATAGAGTCTAAAGGGGTACGTCAGGAGATAGTTGAGGACTATATGGCTGGGTTGATACCAAAGGTTAGTTTAACTGTTACGTTGATTAATAGTAGTAAGGTGGATAATATGTTGAAAGGATGGGTGAATGAATGAATAAGGTACATATGTGTCCTAATTGTGGTTATGGTGTTGAATGTAAAGAAGAAAAAGAAGTAGACTTACCTTACAAAATAGAGATTGCAGAGTACGATTGGAGTTGCTCTGCAAAGCTTTTGGCAAATACAGTTAACGAACTAATAGACTATCTAAAGGAGAAAGAGAATGAGTAAGACTAAACCAATGATGTATCCAACAGATAATGATCCTTATATGATGTCAGGGTGTAAGTTAATGTGGCATATGGATAGGGTTCGAGCTTGGGAAAAAGGTGAAAGAATAGCTCCCTTACTCATAGATATAGGTGCTACTAAAGTCTGTAACCTTTCCTGTCAATGGTGCTATGGAGTGTATCAAAAGATGGATAATCATAGTGTTATACCAGAGGATATACTGATTAGATTGTTTAGCGAGGCTCCACTATTGGGTGTGAAGGCTATAACATTAACCGGGGATGGTGAGCCAACACTTAACAAGGGGATGTGGAAAGCTATAGAAGAAGGTAAACGACATGGGTTGGATATAGGGATTGCTACTAATTGTGTAGCGGTTGATTCAGAAGATAAGGTTAATGCGTTAGTAGACAACTGTGTATGGATTCGGGTAACTATTGGTGGGGCTAGTCCAGAAGGATACAAGAAGATCCATGGTTTTGATTACTTTAAGAAGGTTGTAGAGAATACCAAGGATATTATGAGGGCTAAACGGCAAAGGATGAGTGATGTGACTGTTGGCTATCAGATGGTATTGATTCCTGATTGTCTTGACGAAGTTATACCATTAGCTCAGTTAGCCATAGATTTGGGGTTGGACTATTTTGTTATCAAGCAGTTTAGTAATCCTGAGAACTCTGGGATACCAGCATCAGGGTATGACCAGGATAAGTTTGTTGAGAAGAGTATGCCGGTTCTTAAGAAGGCTGAAGAAATGAGTACTGAGAAGACAAAGATTATCCCAAAGTATGATTTGATACAGAATAAGAATAAGAGGATGTATCCTTATTGTATTGATCTGCCGTTTATCTTCCAGATTAGTGGGAGTGGGAAATGTTATCCTTGTGGGTATTTGTTTAATAAGGAAGAGTTTTGCTATGGGGATTTGCATGAGCAGACTCTCGGGGAGATTATCCATAGTGATAAGTACTGGGGAATAATTGATAAGATTAAGGGGATGAGTACTAAGGATTTGTGTAATCTCGGAAGCTGCCGTCATGACATTTCAAATCTTTTTTTGCACAATTACTTAAATAAACCCTTGCACAGTAATCACATTTAGTGATATAGTCGTAGGCATGATAAGGAGAAAAGATTATGCCTAAAAGAACATTTTTTCATTGTGTGGATTGCGGTAAGCAATTGGGTTATCAAGGTAAGAAGCAAAAGACATTTAGATGTGAGAAGTGTGCCCCAATAGTAAGGATTAAAGAGAAACCTTGGACAGTGCCTTCTGGGTTTGAAAAAGGTAATCAGCATGGCAAGAAGTTTGTTAAGGGTCAAGCACCAACAGCAGGTTCATTCAAGAAAGGGCATGAGTTTGACTTTGAAACATGGGTCAAGATGAAAAGGTCTAGTATTGGTCAGCGTAGGTCTGTTGGTACAGAATTTCAATCTCAAGGAAAGAATACTCAAGGCACAAGATTAAAGGATTTAAAGAATGCCTGTTTCTCTCGTGATAACTGGACTTGCGTTGAATGTGGTATTCATAAGTACGTTAGCATACATCATATCAAGGGTTGGGCAACTTATCCTAAATTAAGATATGAACTGGATAATGTGGTTACTCTATGTGTGAAGTGTCATAAAGCAAAGCATGGTAGAAGACATTTAACAGGGAGATTAGATAAATGAAAGTTATACGATTAGGTAAAAATGATAAGTTCCCAACAGAGCCTTGTGATCTGGTTGTCTGTAAGGCTTATCCTTATACTTTAAGCAAGGAGCAGTTAGCTCATCCTACTCATGGGTGTATTAATATCCATACGAGTCTTCTCCCAAAGTATCGTGGTAGACATCCTATTGTCTGGGCTATGATTAACATGGAAGAGGAGATAGGGGTGACGATACACTATATGGATGAAGGGATTGATACAGGGGATATCATCCTGCAAGAAAGAATGAGTTTGAATGTGAATAGAACTTATGCATCTGTTAAGAAGGATTTAGATGTTATGGGAGAAGATATGTTAAGGGTTGTATTGCAATGTATGAGAAATGGAGAGTTTAATCATACACTTCAAGATGAGTCTCAGGCTAGTTATTATTCTAGGAGAGAGCCAGAGGATAGTGAGATACCAGTACTCATAGACCAGAAAAGACTTGTAGCTTACATTAATGCCTTATCTGATCCAATGCCCAATGCTTATATGGAACATCTAGACGGTAGTAAGGTTTATTATAAAGGAGCAGTATATGAAGAATGAACAAACACTAAAGAATGAGTATCAGAGATACCATACAGACATAGATGATGCTATCAAGAGGGTGCTGAGATCTGGCAGATACATCCTTGGTCCTGAGCTAGAAAGATTTGAGAAGAGGTTTGCTGAGTATACAGGGGCGACTTATTGTGTTGGTGTAGGCTCTGGCTTTGACGGGTTGTATCTAGCATATCTCATAGCCAATGCTAGAGGTAAAAAGGTTTTCATAAAAAATGAACTCCACCCGGCAACCACTAATTCAGCTTTACTAAACGGTGCTGAGATTACAGATGATTGGAAAGAAGCAGATATTGTTACAGTTGTACACAAGGATGATAGTCTGGTTAATTGTAAACAGTATAGAGATAGCGAGGACTATAAGATTATTATAGAGGATTGTTGTCAGGCATTAGGATGTACTGTAGAAGACAAACATGTGGGTAACTTTGGGATGTGTGGGGTGTTCTCATTCCATCCTCTCAAGAAACTACATTGTTATGGAGATGGTGGTGCTGTGATAACCAATAATAAGTATGTGTATGATCTGCTGGTTAAGTACAGGAATCATGGGAGGGTTGGCAAGGACTATAGTATTGGGATTAATAGTCGGCTTGATGAGATACAGGCTGGGATACTTAATGTGTTTATGGATAACTTGAAGGAGATAATGGGATGAGGGAGATAAAGTTCAGGGCTTGGGACACAAAGAATAGTAAAATGACTAATGATTTTACTGTGTTATCTAATGGTAGTATAGGAAAGATTTATCGTAGACAAGTACTTCACGGGCATAATGACTATGGAAATGAATTAATCATTGGAGAAGAGTATGGCTATGGATTATATACTAAAGATTTAATTCCTATGGAATACACAATGGTAAAGGACAGCAAAGGTAAAGAAATATACGAAGGTGATGTGGTTTATATTGCTGGGCTTGGAAATCATATAATTGAGTTTCCATTCATAGAGTTATATGAGGCATCTTTTGAGAATGATATAGGTAAAATAAGAGGAAACATCTACGAGAACCCAGAGCTATTGGAGGGTAAAGATGAATAAGATAGTAATACCAGAACACTATAATTATGTGTCAGTATTCCTCACCTATAACTGTAACCTAGGCTGTGATTATTGTATCAACAAGGCTGGCAAGTTAAAAGCTTCCACGATGCTCACCGCAAAGGTATGGATTGATAATCTGAATCGCTTACAGCTGGGTGATAAGTCTATTACTATTACAGGTGGGGAGCCGACACTACATCCAGAGTTCTATGAGATTGTTAATGGGGTTAGCCAGCCGATTGATCTCTTGACTAATGGTGCCTACAGAACACAAGGATTCATGAGTAGAGTTAAGCCAGGTGTATTTGTGAATGACCGCCCCTATGCCTCAATACGGTTTAGTTATCATCCGGGGTATACCGACCTGTACAGACTTGTTAAGAAGGTCTCAATATTACAGGATAAAGGGTATAGTGTAGGTGTGTGGGCGGTTAATCACCCGGCTGATGCGAATGATATTGTGTTTGCTAAGACTGTAGCTGAGAATTATCAGATTGATTTTAGGCTTAAGGATTTTCTTGGGTACTATAAAGAAAAACTATATGGTCGGTATATGTATCCTGAGATGTTAGAGCATAAGAGGAAGGCTGTTGAGTGTAAGCCAAGTGAACTGTTGGTTGGTCCTGATGGGGCGATGTATCGCTGTCATCAGCATCTATATAGTGGGACCAATAGCTATGCGAACATACAGGATGAGAAGATTGTTGTGCCAAGTGATTACAGGACTTGTAACACTACTGAGCCTTGTAGCTACTGTGATCTTAAGGGTCCCAAGTTTGATAGGTTTCAACAGGGTGGGCATTGTAGTGTAGCTATCAGAAAAGAAGAACAATGAGGATTAATCTTAGAGGAATACTATGGTGGGTAATAGGGTTTATATGTGGGGTGGTAGTATGTGTTATAGGCTATGAGGTTTATAGTGAGATTGTGTGGTATCTATGAGTAAGACGTTAGAAGAAATACTAATCAAATATGAATTAGCTAAGAAAGAGACTTTGAGGCTTCGGATAATTGAGTGGGCTGAGAGTAAAGCACCTAAAGAAATAGATGCTAAGTCATTTCCAAGATTTACTGTTTCTTCATATATGGTAGAAGGAAATAATATAGCAATCAAACAATACAAAGCAAACCTACAGGAGGGTGAGTGATGATGGGGTTATTCTTTATGCTACACTTAATAATTGGTTTTAGTATTTGTGCCATAGGAATAGGAGTTGCAATTTGTGGCTTGATATGTATAACTGCGGCATTTAATTAAAGCAAACCTACGGGAGGGGTAGATGATACAAACTGTTTATGTTGACTATAAAGACAGAGTAAAGAACCGAAAAGTATTAAAACAAGAATGGCTATCCTCTGTTGCATTATGTAAAAAATACAATACTAAATATTTAAGAAGTTTATGTGACATGAGCTTGGAACATCATGCAATTAAATTAAATATATCTGGAAGCATTAAGTATTGGTTTCATAAAGAGCTTTTAGAGGTTTTGGAACATAAAGCAAACCTACAGGAGAGTGAACATTGCAACTGCACCCAAAACTATGACACCTACATTGCTGATGGAGAAAGATGTTTAGAGTGTAAGAAACTGGTAAAGGAGAAGGAATGAAACATAAAGAATTATTGGTTTAGATAGAAAGGATAGGAAATGAGAGAGATTACGTTTAGAGGTAGAGTTATGGATGATTTTGAGGAATTAAATATTAAAAAAGGGGACTTTGTTTTTGGAAATTTAGTCCATGACGGCAAGCAACCATATATTGTTGGGGATGTGGCGGAGGTAAATGAAGAATATATTTCATTAGAAGAATGGTTGCCAGTAATTCCTAAAACCGTAGGACAATTTATAGGTCGTAAGGATAAGAATGGTAAGAAGATATATGAGGGAGATATATGCCAGAATGGTGATTGGGTATCTGATGCACACGCCCATGATTATAGAAAAGAAGAAGTTACGTGGGATGAGGATAGTGCTTGTTGGCAAGGTTGGGAGTTGAATGAAGATGGAATGTGTTGCGAAGTAATTGGAGACATCTATGAAAATAAAGAATTATTGGTTTAGATAAGGAGGGGATATGAAATTTTCAGACTTTGAAAAAAACAGAGTTTTTAAAATGGTTGAAGAAATAAATCTAGCCAGATGTCCGAAATGTAAGCAGATAGTTCAACCAAGAGGGTATGATGTTTCTAGAGACCCTACACGAGACTCTAATTTAAGGTGGTGCGATAAATGTTTTAGTGGAGAGAAAAGGTGGGACTGGAGATTTGTAACTAATATACATGGAGAATAAAATGAAAACACATAACTGCCCCACTTGTGGAACTGAATGTAAAGTCGTTGGTATAGGAGATTTCAACGATAAAGATGAAGTATGCACACAGCACTATGAACCTGTGGTGTTAGATGTAGATGATTTAGTAAAGATAATTGAAAAAACAAAATGGGAGTATGGAGCGAATGTTTTTCATAATGTAAATACAGAATCACTTACTAATGAGTTAGCCAGAAATATACACAAAGCAATGAGAGGTGAGAAGTGATATACCACGGTAACTGCATAGAGGTAATGAGAGGGTTTCCTGATAATTGTGTTGATACTATTATTACCGATCCACCTTATGGATTAAGTTTTATGGGTAAGGCATGGGATTATGATGTACCTAATCAAGATGTATGGAAAGAGTGCCTGAGAGTGTTAAAGCCTGGTGGTACAGCATTGATATTCGCAGGTAGTAGAACACAGCATAGAATGGCAGTTAATGTAGAAGATGCTGGATTTGTTTTGAAAGATACGATTATGTGGTTGTATGGGTCAGGGTTTCCAAAAGCTACGGATATTAGTAAGCAGTTGGATAAGGGGCATGAGAGAAAGGAAACTGGAGAATTTAAGACAAGGCACGGTGGTGGATTACATAGTGATAAAATAGGACAGCTTAATCCAGACCATAAAAAGACACCAATTACTGAACCCTCAACACCAGAAGCCCAACTATGGAACGGTTGGAAGTCTCACGGCTTAAAACCAGCCTATGAGCCAATATTAGTAGCAATGAAACCTAACGAGGGTAGCTATGCGGATAACGCTATGAAGCATGGGGTTAGTGGGTTGAATATAGATGGTGGTAGGATTCCCTTAAATGGAGAAATGCCAGATCAAGGCAGATTTCCTGCTAACATTATACTTGATGAGGAAGCTGGTAGGCTACTGGATTTACAGAGTGGTATTAGTAAGTCTACGGGTGGAAGTGGTAAATTAAGCATGAAAACAGCACCCAATGATGTGTATGGTAAATATAAAGAAGGATATAAGTCTGATAACTTAGGTGGGTTAGGTGACAAAGGCGGTGCATCAAGATTTTTCTATTGTGCTAAATCTTCAAGGGCTGAGAGGAGTATGGGGTGTGAGGGGTTGGAGGAGAAAGAGAGAGTAAGGCAAGGTTTAGCTGGAGAACATAAAAATACATTTAGCAAGAACTCTCACCCAACAGTTAAACCTCTAAAACTAATGGAATACCTATGCACACTAACCAAGACACCTACAGGCGGTGTAGTCCTTGACCCTTTTATGGGTTCTGGTACAACAGGCATAGCTTGTGCGAATACTGGTAGAGATTTCATAGGCATTGAACGAGAAGAAGAATATGTTGAGATCGCTAAAGCACGGATAGATAGTGTTAAGCAGATGAAATTATTATAACTGAGAGGTGAAAATGGATAAACCAGAGAAAAAAGAGTTTAATGCAAATGAGAATGCAATTCAAACAGGGTTAAGAATGGCACACAACGAAGGCTATGATGATGTAATGGCATGGCACAACTCCGTGATAGAGAAGTTGGCTGATGAATATATTTTAGAATGTGTTTTATACGAAGTACGCAGTCAGAACGGGGATAAAGTTTGTTCTGACCGTAAAATAGCCACAGCCATAGCACGGCACATACGAAAGGAACTAAGTTGAAGGAGAAGTATAGAGATAAAGCATATGCAAAGAATAAGATAACCATGATGATTAAGGTTAGTCATCCCTGTGGGCAGTGTGGGAAGATATTTGTTGACCATCCTAATATCCGCACCTGCCCCAAGTGTGTAGTAAGAAGAGAAAGTTCAAAAGGTTGTAATGACTGGTAAGTTTATAAAAGAGTTGCATCAGGTTTTACATAAGGATGACTTTCCTTTTTATCCTCATGTGTGGCAAGTAATTGATGGGAGGATAGAGGAGATACTTGAGTTGTTAGAGGGGTTTGATCTTGAGGTTGATAAGAGGATTAATAAGATTAGAAAGGGGGAATTGTGAGGCGAGGAACAAAGATAGAAATGTCGTTAGGGGATGCAATAGACAGAGTATCTATACTTGCTAGGAAGATACACTTTGGCGAGAATGGTGCGTCTAATGAGTTTAGGTATCTTACAGAGTCTATAGAGAAGTTAGATATCAAGCTAACCGGTGGGTTGCTGGATGCTATTATAAAGATAACTAGTAGTAATATAGATATCTGGAATCTTGAGAATGAGATAAGAAAGCTGGGTGATCCGGTAGCTAAACTTGGGTTGGAGGAGATTGGTAGGAGGGCAATGGCTATTAGGGATCTGAATAGACATCGTGTTAGAAGTAAGAGTGAGATTAATAGGATGAGTGAGATGGGTTTTCGTGAGTTCAAGATTAACCATAGGAGTCAATAGATAAGGGGGTAGTATGTTTGGATACAAGAAACTAATGATGAGGCTAGATGTTATAGAGCATAAGTTTGATAGGATTATACATAGGAAGATAAGAAGGGATAAAGGGGTTAAACGGAAATCAAAGATTAATATAGAAGAATATAGGAACCCAACACCTTTATGGGAAGGAGGTCCTCATGTATAAGATATACAGCAAAGTGGTTTTGACAATTTTGATAGTAGCCGCGATATTGGGGTTTTCGGTTTTGCTAATCGTGGATGGGTTTCCGGAAACTAGGTACAATGCTATGGAGAACAGATGGGAAACAGTACCAGATAATTCTAACTGGAGTAACAAGTATAATGCTATGGAGAATGACTGGAGTTATCAGCCTAGTAATTCTACCCAAGAATATAATGCTATGAATAATTCATGGGATTGGTCAAGTGGTCACAACCCTAGAGGTAATGATGATAACTAACAGAGATAAAGTCAGGGTTATTATACAGACAATGTATGACTTGGATGAGTTGCCTGATGAAAGTGTTCCAAAGTGGAAGGAAAGGGTTGACTTGTTTCTTAATGCTGGTGATAAGTTGATTGATATACATTATAATAATGCATTGGAGGATAAAAATGAACACTGAATTAAAGGCAGAGCAATTGAGGAAAGAGATAATGGATGTAGCTGTCGCTAATAGCAAGGGACATATTGCACCCAGTCTATCTTGTTTAGATATCTTAACTGTTTTGTACTATGATGTGATAGGGAAGAAGGATGTTGTTATACTATCCAAGGGGCATGGCTGCTACGGATTGTATGCTATACAGGCTGACTTCGGGTTGATTGCTATGCAGGATTGGAAAGAGTTTAAACTGAGTGGTTGTCTCAAAGGCTATGGTAGTCTTGGTCACGGATTACCTGTGGCTGTTGGTCATGCATATGGGTTAATGAAACAGAAGAAGAAGGGGCATGTGTATTGTATTGTTGGTGATGGCGAAATGCAGGAAGGTAGTTTTTGGGAGGCACTAACCTTTATGTTTCACCATGAGTTAAAGAATATTACTGTTATCATAGACAACAATGAGTTACAAGCAATGGATTATACAGACAGCATTAACTCTACTGTACTTAATATTATTACAAACACGTTTTGTCCATCAGATATTGATGGGCACGACCATGAGTATATTAAGTGGGCGTTAAATAAGGGTCAGCCTATAATACTAGCAGAGACTATCAAAGGTAATGGTTATCCTTTCATGGAAGGTAAGGCTGAATGGCACTTCAAGATACCAAGTCAGGAGGATTTAGATGGGTGTGAATAGAGATACTATAGTAGATAGATTAGTCCCATACTTTAAGAAGGATAAAAGGTATCATCTATTGATTTGTGACTGTGGGTTTGCAAAGGTTGATAAGCTAGTGGAGATGTATCCTGATAGAATTGTTAACTGTGGGATAATGGAGCAAGGCACAATAGGGATTGCTAGTGGTATGGCAGACAGTGGGTTGATACCTATAGTGTATAGCATAGCAAGTTTCATTGTCTATAGAGCCTTGGAACAATTGAAGGTAGATGTTGTTGAGATGGATAGGAATGTTAAGGTGATTGGTAATGGGTCCAGAGATTTCTTCAAGAGTCTTGGTGAATGCCACTGGTGTAGAGATGATGATGTTAAGCTGATGGATGTTATCTATATGCCTTGGTATAATGGGAGTGAATTTAACGATTGGATTGGTAGTGAGAGAGGAGGTTACATACGTGTCTAAAAAGAAAACTGAAAGGAGAATTAAGAGTATTATATATACATGTAATTGTGGGAATAAGTATGAGCATAAGACAGATAGAAGAAAGAAAATATTTACTTTAATTGACAGAGTTTATTGTATTTATGATGGCTATGTAATGTTTATGGATGGGTGGAAATATGAATAGATTGCTAATGATATGTGTAAGTAAAGGTAGACCTGATAGGATACAGACTATGATAGACAGCTATAGGTCTACTGTTAAAGGAACAACTAATCTGTTGGTCTGTCTTGATAGTGAGGATGAAAGAAAGGGTGAGTATGAATTAGATGATATGATAGTAATAGAGAGACATCCTAACTGGTATACCAGTGTAGCTAATGAGATAACCTCAGAGTTTATGCCCGAGTATGATTATTATGGGTTAGTAGACGATGATTATATCTTTCGGACTGAAGGCTGGGATATCAAGATGGTTGATAGGCTTATCAATGAATCTAACGGATGGGGGATTAGTTATGCTAATGACTTATGGGCTGATAGCAGTGTGGTGTGTCGCCATCCTAGTGTTCCTATTATATCTAAGAAGATGATAGATGCAGTCGGGTATATGATTTACCCTGAACTCCATCACTTCAAGATTGATACGTTCATGAGGGATTTGGTTGATCCTCTAGGAATGTTATACTTTAACGAGGATGTAGTAATAGAACATATGCATGCTGTACAAGGCAAGGCAAAGAATGATGATAGTTATAAGTGGAGTTATAGTATTCAGGAACAAAGGCATGGTACTACACAGTTTCTTTTGTGGAAACATCTGGGGTTAGTGAGGGACCAGAGGAAGATAAAGAATGCAATGAAGATAGAGAAAGAGAAAGGAGAGGGATAGGATGTTAAAGGACACAGTTAGTATAGGTGATAGTACAGTAGAGATTACAGAAGGAAGGCAGAAGGTTAAGTTGTTGGTTGGTGTAGCAACACTAGGTATATCGTATGAGTTCTTTGAAAGTTGGAATGAGTTCTGGACTGATATGGTGAGGTCAGCAAAGTTTGAGATTGCTTGTTCATTCAAGCATAGGATGCCAGCATTTATTGCACAGGAAGAATTAGCTGTTGAAGCTGTTGAGTCAGGTGCAACACACCTACTACTCATTGATGATGATATCTTAGAGTTCAGTGTGCTAGACCTGATGAAACTGTTAGAGTCTGACCTAGATATGGTTGGTGGTGTGATGCTAACAAAGAAGTTTCCGTTTCATGGCTGTGCTATGAGAAGGCTGGATGATACTAAACCAGTGATTGAACATGCACACAAGGTTACAGGATTTGATATGTATGAGGTGCCGGCAGCTGATAGGAAAGGTGTTAAACCTGTTGATCTGATAAGCTTTGGATTCACTTTATTCAGAACAGATCTGTTTAAGAAGATGGGTGAGCCATATTTCTTGCCTGACCTGTCAAAGATAAAGGTGGAGAATTGTCACAAAAGATATCTTACCTTTACAGACAGTATATTCTGTGATAAAGTTAAGGGCTTAGGGCTTACACCATATGCACACTTTGGTGTACCACTGAATCATAACGGGATTACTAAAGAAAATGTTAATGGATGGATAGAGATTTATCAGAAGAGTAATAAACTAACACAACCGGGACTAAAAATGGAGCAGGAAGAGTTCCTGAAGTATAAGATGATTGTTAAAGAGAAGTTAGTTGAAGCAGAAAGAAAGTTTCATAGTGAAAGTATCAACAAACTAAAATGGTACCGTGAGAGTACCGAAGGAGAAAAGAGAGGGGAAGGTTATGGGTGGATTAAAGAAGAGGATCGTAAAGAAGGTAGTGAAGAAGGCAAGCAAGAAGAAGTTAGTGAAGGCGAAGACAAATACAAAGAAATCAATGAGAAGCTCAAAGAAGTCAGAGACAGAATTGAATGCAGCACAGGAGATGAGAAAGACAGAACTGAATAACTGTGTTAAAGAAATGGTTGAAGTGATGAAGAAGTATAATGCTAAGCTGGATGTAATGGGGTTCAAGGTTGTTGACGCTCACTAGGAGAGAGATATGAAGGCAAGAGCTTTTAAGAATCATTATACAATTGATGGTGGACGATACGATAGGTTAACCAGTGTCTTGGGGTACTTCCAGCCCCAAGAGCTGATTGATTGGAAGATGAAGGTTGGTCCTGAAGAAGCTGAAAGGATAGGGGGTGAGGCTAGGGCTATTGGGACAAGGGTTGATAGTATAGCTGGGATGATATTCAAGGGTGAGGAGTATGACCTGAAGGATGATTGTCAAGGTGTACTGAATTGTGTTGAAGGATACAAGAGATGGTTGGCTGAAGAGAAGCCTAGTATCCAGGACTATCAGGTTACCTGTAAGACAGATGAGATGGGTGTAGCGGGGACAATGGACTTGTTACTTGATGATACTATAGTGGACATTAAATGTGCTAATAAGATCAGCCCGAACCATTGGTTACAGGTTAATATGTATAACTATATGTGGTCTTCTATGCATGGGATAGGGAAGATAGGTGTGTTGAAGGTTCCAAAGGTAGGGATACTGCGTCTAGACAAGCTCACCTCGGAGTATACTTATGAGGTTCAGCCTTATGATTATAAGATGGTGATGATATATGGTGGGTTGTTGAAATACTACAGATATGTAAAGGGGGTGGGATGATGGGAGGATTTGGTATAGACCCAAACAGTAAGACCAAGATAACAATAATGTTGTCAGCTAATATAATGTTATCCCTAGAAGGTAGTAAGCATTATTCTATTGATGACTTATATTCTATAGCTGCAAGAAGAATACGAGAAGGCAATATTGAGCGTTGTGGTGTAGGAGATGTAATGTCTCCAGCAAGAGTAATTATATCTATAGATGAAGATGGGAGGTAAGAGTGAAGCCAGATAAAGATATGAGTCTAGATTTCTATGGTGTAGTGCATAGATTGAGAGATTTAAAGACAGTTAATGAGCGTGGAGTAGCAATACTATGTAGTCGTATAGGGATAACTTTAGGAGATAAACCACATACACTACAAGAGGTAGGTAAGAAGTTTGATATCTCCCGTGAAAGGGTCAGACAGGTTGAAGGTAAAGCATTAAGAATGTTTAGACATCCAGTAAGATTAAAAGGTAGGGGGTATAATGAAGTTACCAACAGAGAAGAGTAAGATAGATATGAGATTCACTAGCCAGAAATTTGGTATCATTGGTGCTAGTGGAATAGGCAAGTCAGAGTTCTTTGCTCAGGAGGACAAGGCTCTGTTTATTGAGACAGAAGCAGGGCTGAATTTCCTTGAAGTCTTCAAGGTACCCGTAAGATCTTGGGATGAGTTAAGAGAAGTCTATGGTAACCTCAAGCAACTACATAACGAAGGCAAGATGCCTTATACTATGATAGTTATTGATACTATAGACAGGCTCGTTGACTTAGCTGAAGACGAGATTGTTAGTAAAGGTAAGAATTTCTACAAGGGTGTAGAGATAAACACTATTGGTGAAATTCCAAACGGAGGAGGGTGGAGCAAGACAAGGGAGTTGATAGGCAACTTCTTTAATAAACTAGAAGAGTTAGATTGTGCGATAGCTTTCATAGGGCATCTATCAATCAAGAGAGTGGAAGAGGGGGTGCGAAAATATGATAGGAAGACCATCAGTCTTTGGGCTGGTGTAGGTAATGATATGTTGGCTAGGGCTGACCATATTCTGCATGTTGATAGCCAGTTGATAGGTGATAGCTTGAGTAGGACGGTGTATACACAGCCTACACAG